ATATCCCATTAATCGATCAGATGTTCCTTTCGTAGCATCTCCACCAATAAAGATACTATTTCCGGCGGCATCTGCTAAATTAACTATTTGAGCATAAGCAGATCTCGATATTACCCATTCATATCTTCCACCAGGTATAATCTGTGCTAACATTAATAATATATCAGCAAATACAATCACCCCTGCGCCTGTTCTTACAGCCTGAATATAAGCAGGCGAATTGATTATCCCTAAAGGCTGATTTACTCCGGTCCCAGTTAAAAAGTGCTGATCTTCAAAAGCAACTTGCGCCCTGCTATAAATAGCTTTTACAAAGGATTCCAGGGCTTTCGCATTTCTGATTATCTTATCGGTTAATACGGTTGATGCGGAATATTCTTCCGGGGCTAATTTTATGCTATCAAACTCTGGCTCTTTGTCGGGTTTGGCTCCGCCTTCGTTAGTCCATTGAAACCATACGCCGCTAAACATATCATGAGAAGCCGCGCCGGTTTGATTTAATAACGGTATATTTAATTCTGCATCCGGGTTTGGTGATCCTGCCGGAATAACGGTTGCTCTCGGTCTAACAATGCCCTGCTCTGATGCTACTTGTAATATTCCAGGCGCCCATACTTCGGGTACTAAATACCCGCCGGCCGGATCGCTGTCCATCGATAAGGTCTTTTGGTAGGCATCTAATATCGCCCTGGCTTCACTCTTTGTTTCTTTGTAGTAAATATTTTGGAGAAAATTACCAAAAGATTTAAATATCGGCTCGTCTTTGCTTCCAGCTTCGCCTTCCGGTCTTTGCACTTTTAGGTATGGCGCTATCGCTTCTTCAACTGATTTTTTAATATGTGCTGCAAATTGTAATTCTGTCATTTCCATTATAATATCACTTCCTTTCGTTTTTATTTTTGTATTGGATTATTTTTCTGTTATGCCTAAATGGTAATTTAATACATTTGCGATTGCTTGATCTAGTATTTTCGGATCTATTGTGATTGTTTTTTCTTCTGCTGCTGCTTCTTTCCCTGGATCAACTTCTTTAGTATCTGTTATAGTAAAAACTGTATCGTCTTTAATTTCTTTAGCTTTTCCCTCTCCTTCCTCTAGGCCTTCTTCTCCTTCCGGTTCAGCAGAATCCAATACTAATTGAATTAATCCGATCGCTTGTTTTAAATTACTTTTGTTTTTAGCATTCAAAACTGCCCCGGCTTTTAATTCAATATCTGCTAACTTCTTTTCTAACTCATTAAATTTATTTCTATATTCTAAATACTTTCCACAATATCTATCAGCTATCATTTGAAAGTCTTTTTCCGCTTGGCTTAAACCGTCTATATCTTCGGTTACGATATATTTGATTTCCGGATAATGTTTTAATTCTTCTATCATCTTTTCAAGTTTCTCATCCTTCTCGATCCCGGCCTTTAATTTCTCCGGATCAATAGGATCCGGTTCTATCCCTTCAAGGTTATCTTTGATTATGGTACCAATTTCTTCATCATCCGCTGCTTCCAATAATTCCTTTTGATCCCTACCATACGGCACAATTAACCGGGAATCGTAGAAATTGGCTGCATCCTTATCTTTTAATATATCTTCAATAACCTCTTTTACGATCGGATCTTCTCTTTCGTATTCTGATAATTGTTTATATGATTGGATTGTATCCCGGTTGCTAGGTACGGTTACATGAGAAATTTCAAGTAATTCCTGTTCGGTAAATGTTCTCTTTGGCTTCCCATCTTTACCGTCTGAATCTTCCCACTTGATTGGAATAAATCCAACAGAAAACGCGGCCATTCCTTTGGATGCTAAAAAATACCCCCAATCAGCTTCGGGGTTGCCCTGGTTAATATAATACTTAGGCCGGGCCAATAGGCCTTCTTCTGTTATCTGAATATCTAAAAATTCCCCGATCTGATTCTGCAAGCTCCAATAATTATGAGAAGATAACATAATGGATCTTTTCTTAAATTCTTTTAATGATTTTTTCCAGCCCTTTGGATCTATAGACTCATTATGCCGGTCCACCGATACGGTTGACATCGGGATTAACATATCTATTACCCCTTCTTCATCGTTAGCTTTTATTACGATTGTCCGGAATGTCTTGATAATCTTTTCGGCTTTTATCTTTTCTGACATATTTTTCACCTTCCTTTTTAAACTTTTTCTATAACCGGTAATACGGTACATCGGCAATTCGGATGCGCCGGCGGCACATCATAACCACCTTTAAAATTTTCATGTAAGGCAACGGCCCCCTGCATAGATATATCAAGGCATTCATCGCAAGCATCACCCTCGGCCAACCATTCTTTTTCTTCTACAACCCCGGATTGATCATAGGCCTGCAGCGCCCCCTCGTTACTTGCCATTATTGTTTCGGTCCGGGCGATCCTTACCGCTTTATATCCTTTACATTCTGCATATTCAGCGGTTACCCGGTCCGCTAACAAAGAAATCTTTTCCCCTTCGGATATGCCTTCGGCCAATGTTCTTTTTAAAGCATCAAAAGTCGTATCCTGTATTGATACAATAAGATCGCCGCAATGGGCCTTTATCCATTTTATAACCTTAGGATTGGTTACATCAAAAGTCCCGGTTACTCCCAATTCTGCATAGGCCTTTGTGCCATTTATTTTAACCATTTCGGTGATCCTGGGAATAGTAAAATCAGCGAATCCCTTAATCGTTCTTTCATCATGGGTAATTTTTAAAACATTATCAACGTCTACCTGGCTTATTTTCTTACCTCTCAAGGCCCTTAATATTCTTAACTCTTGTATCTGGAATAACTTGATAATTCCCCTTTTAAATTCTTTTTCAAGTGGCGTAACCCTTTTGATAAATAGATCCCAATATTCCCGCTTAAATTCTTCCGAATATTTACGAAGAAATTTTAATACTGCGTTATTCCTTTTTTGTTCTTTGGCGGCCTTCTCGGGGGCCGGCTCTTTTTCTTCGGTAGCAGATCCTAATGGTCCTATACCAAATGGGGCAAGCGGTTTCTTTCCCCAGGGGACCTCTTCCCTGCCATCTTCAACCCGGGCTTCATTTGGTGATATTACCCAATTCTTTAAATTGCTTTCCCTTTTCTTTAATATAAATTCCTCATCTGATGGAACCGGATTATCATATTTACAATATAGGCCAGGCTCTTTATATAATGGTAAAAGAAAAGCATTAAAAACTTCTGCATCCTGAATTAATCGGGGTAAGATACATTCCCTATTCCATGAAACATCTAAAGCCCGCATATTGGCCAGGTTTGTTTGCTCCGGATGAGATAATTTCTGCGGTGGGGTATGGTAAGCGCTAGCGATCTGCTGCATAGTCCACTTTGCTAATGACATAAATTCCATATCTTTATTACTTATACCTACGGTTTTGAATTTCAGGCCGCCTACTGCAGCGCCGGTCTTGCCGGTATTTTCGGGGCCGCCATAAGTAGTATTGAATATCTCTAACATCTTTTTAACTTGTTCTTCACTTAAATTTTTATCTGTTTCTAATACAGATCTTAAATGCGCCCCATTTTTGAATACATTAAGCTGGTAGATCATATTATATTTATCGGTGTCGTAGGCATAGGCTTTTCGCTGGACCGGGAATGCGCCCCGGAATGGTTCTGTAGGATTCGCATATTTGAAAAACAATATATCTTCTCTAGGATAGATAATTTCTTTATAGCCTTCTAAATATTTATAGTGATCAATGATCCCCTTTGCCGTTATCGGGGTAACTCTGTCGGGTTTTCTGAAATATAATTCCCTGGGAATACCCAAACCGTCTTTGGCCATCAAAATATAGCACTCCCCGGTTAAGTCTTTATAAGTGGATCGAAGCTGTTTTCCTAAATATTCCGTAGTGTCCGGATTGAAGAATTTCATAAGGTCATAAAAAGGATGTTCTTTAATAAGTTCATCGTTTTTATCGTAAAGGCGTAAAGGGATCGAAGCCATACGGTCAGCTATTAGAGATACACAATCACCAACCCAACCCTGATAGGCTTCTAATTGTTCTTTAGTATTTCTAAAAGTATTACCAGCATGGCCAAATAATTGCGGCTCATCCGGCCAATATCGGGGATCAGAAGCCCGGGCCGGTAGGGTTTTCCTTCTTAAATTAATATCAAAAGTTTTGTCTGTAAAAGGGATCGGTAAGATTATTTTGATTACATCACCCCCTTTATGAATATATGTAGATATTCTAACATAGAAGGTTATTGTTTGTCAACTTGTTTAACCTGGTGCAATAAATTTAGGCATAGATCCGGTATAATAAATCGTATACATTATATAGCGTAAAGCATCCAGGGCATGATCCATGCCCTTTTCCGGCTCCTCTAATATGTTTCCTTCTTTATCCTTCTTTCGCTGGTAGCTTTCGATCTCGGCCTTTATATTTACGCTTCTCTTAGTTATCTTAATTCTAAACTGCTGCAGAAAATCAATCCCGGCTAGGACAGATCCTTTTCCTTTATTGCATGGCTCGATATAAGGAAAACTGTTTTCCTCGTAACTTATCTCTAGCTTATTTGTTTTCTTGTTAATCTTTTCTTCTTTGTAATACCAATCCTCTAGTTCGGCTATCTTATCCGGGGCTTCGCTATCGGCTATGATCCTATAATCATTTAGTTTCATCTTATTCATTACCCCGGCCAATTCCGATATAAGCTGCCGGGTCTGATATGATAGCTGATCCACATATATAATTTTTTCATCCATATCCACAACAGTTCTTATAAGCGCCTGGGCATTTATATATCCAAAGTCCAGGCCTATATCCGGCTCATCATCCGGGAATTCATCATTCTCGATTATTTCCCAATTAGTATATATAGCATTTTCCAGCATTCCGTATTCACCCAGGGTAAATACAGTTCGCATATTCCCGGTATAGCCTTCAAGGATCTTCTTATATGCTTTATCTTCTTTTATAAATTCATTATCTTTATAGGTTGTAGTTAGGATAATAATATCTTTTTTATCTTCTTCGGTTGGGCCGGTAAAGAATTGTTTATAAGTCCAATTACTTTTCAGGATCGGATTGTAAGTTAAAATGATTTGCATATAGGTGTGATATATTCCCCGGAGCCTTCTATTCAATTCTTCGAAATCTAGTAGATATAATTCAGTCGCTTCTTCGATCCATACCCCGGTTATACCTTCGATGGATTTTAATTTCTTAGGATCATCTATGCCGGCAAATAGGATCTTGTTTCCATTGCTTTTAAAGGTTATCACCTGGCTATTATTATTTATTTTAAATAAATCATCAAGATCCCATTTGCTTATATAGTCCTGGAATAACTGAAAAACCGATTTACTGACGGTGTCCTTTACCTTCCTTATAATTAAAAAACGATGGCCTTTTTCGGTCATCGTTCTATATAAGATCTTCTGACAGGCGAAATGCGATTTGCCTGCTCCGGCTCCGCCCTTCAATATCATGTATCTATGCTTATCATCAAGCAGCGGCCGGTATACCCGATTCAAGAGGGAT